CATAATGTCAATCATGGAGTTCATGTATTGTTCCGCCATGGCAGAACCATCACCACCACCGAATCCGGTTTGCATATTCATTTTAATATAGTTTTGTTATTTTTATCATTTAGGTACGCGGCGCGAGTAAAATTTCACCAAATAAAACGATAGACTACAGTAGAATGAATCTTCAGTTGAGGAAATTCAAACCAGAGGGGGTAGCGGACGATAAAGTTTGTGTATTCATCGGTAAGCGAAATACAGGTAAATCCACCCTCGTGAAAGACATCATGTTCCACAAGAAGCATCTCCCAGCCGGTATCGTCCTCTCGGGGACAGAGGAAGGTAACCATTTTTACTCTGAATTTATTCCAGACCTCTTCATCTACGGTGACTATGACAGAGACGCGATAGAAAGGGTCATGGCGAGGCAGAGAAAATTGGTGGGTGCAGGAAAACAAAACTGTGGAGCCTTCATGCTCCTGGATGACTGTATGTACGACTCAAAGTTCCTCAAGGATACATGCATTCGACAGTGTTTCATGAACGGGAGGCACTGGAAGATCTTCTTCATGCTCACCATGCAGTACGTCATGGACCTTCCACCCGCACTTCGAGCTAATGTTGATTACGTCTTCATCCTCAGAGAGAATATCATCCAGAATAGAGAAAAGTTGTACAAATCCTTCTTTGGGATCTTCCCCTCCTTCGACATGTTCTGTAAAGTGATGGACGCCTGTACAGAAAACTATGAGTGTCTCGTGTTAGACAATACGGTAAAGTCTAACAAGATCCAAGATTGTGTGTTCTGGTACAAGGCGACCGTCAGGAAAAACTTCAGGGTTGGTGGTCCAGATCTATGGAGACTCCACAAGAAGATGTATAACCCCAAACACCTACAGCAGAAGGAGGATGATGCCAAGAAGGCGACAAAGAAGACGAATCTCAAGATTACAAAAACCAGATAATTGCGTCGGTCGGCGCTGAAGAAAAAGTACGGGACTATTAAATGGCTTCCCCCCAAGTGAATACCATGAATTTGTCGGATGATGGTGAGGGAATGGTCCCCCTCAACGATAATCCATCTGTGGCTTTTACACCTGAAAAAAATATGAACCAAAGTAAAGAGACAACGATGGATTCTACCCCCATTAATGATATTATGATGGAACCCCCAATGATGACCGACGAGCCCAGGATGCAGGGTATGATGCCCCAAATGACTGCCCCACAACCCCAGGGTGCCTATGTCGCCCCCACCCCCGCGCAACCCGAGAAGAAAAACCCCTTCAACCTCACCGATGAGCAGCTCACTGCCCTCGTCGTCGCGGCATGCACCGCCATTGCCGTGAGCAAGCCCATCCAGGACCGTCTGGCGACCTCTATCCCCAAGTTCCTTAACGAACAAGGGGGTAGAAGTATGGTTGGTCTTGCTACTACTGGTATCGTATCGGCGATTGCCTTCTACATGACCAAGGATTACATCGTTAAACCCTAATTAACTGTTTCCCAGCCCATATTACTGTAGATTGATTTATCTATACCAGCAAAGTAAGTAATTATAGCTCCCATAGCAAAAGTCGCTGAGAGTAACATCGTGAGGTCAAACGCCTTTCTCTTGTCACCCTCATAGGTCTTTATAGAATCCGCTGTTTGTGTCCATATCTTGTTTGCCAGATAGGTGAGAATCAAAGAAACGACCGTGGCTGAAAAGAAAAAACCGCGATCGACGGCGAGGCGGGGAATGTTACCGACAATCACACGCAACACGTTTGGTATAACCATAGTGAGCCAAATGAGATTAAACGTGTAGTTATCGATAAATTTGGGAACGGTCATGACCGAGAATATAGCTATCCAATATGCTACCACCATAAACAATACGTTAAGTGGTGTCTTCATTTACTGTACGCGCAGAATATTATTTATCCTGGATGTGTTCCCCACAAAATTCTGTTCTGACAGGAATCTTCTCGTAGATGCCAAGATCCACAGACATGTCACGAAGTTCTATGTAATTTTCCCAAAATTGAGGGGAGTGTTCATACTCCTTGACCGTGCAGTGTGCCAACTCGTGTATGAGAACGTGAAAAATCTCATTGGACTCACCATCAAGACATATAGCAATTTCACCACCCTTATTTGTATTGTATCCAACAGCACCATTCATACGTAGAATACCCGTGATTGGGATAGCTCGTACGATCATAGAATACTTTTCATTGTTCGTCTCGTCTAGGTGTTCCCTGAGGATACGGTATTTCTCTTTGACTTCCTTGAGTCTTTGGGGCTCGCGGGTTTCACGGAGTATAAAGAGGTTTATGAGTATCAATAGAAATAATGCTATCATCTGTTATAGACAAAGATAAATTTACTATACAATTCTGAGATTGGGTTCCCACCTATACCCTCCCACAATTGTAACCTAAACCCCATGTCTTCTAGACTAGTCACAAGATAATCCTTATAGGCTACAGGCTCTGACTTTGGTCCGTCTGCGTAGTATGGTGTGTCCGTCAAATGTACAAACAATTTTTCACCAAAATCCCCATTCCCATGCTTTTCCAGTTTAAAAAAGTTCCCCATCTCATCAACTAACGGTGTTCTAAATATGATCTTTTCCGAATCTGGGATGATGCCGATTAGGTGACCACCGGGCTTCATGCGCTTTTTGATTTCCCTTAGGGAACTCATGAAAAGCGCCTTCGAAGCAAATATATAGTGAAGCGAAAAGTTAAAACACACCACCTCAAATTTCCTATTTGGACAATTGTGTATGTCACCGTCATAAAAATTCACCCTCATGTGCATATTCTTCGCACGAGACTTGGCCTCCACCAAGGCTGAAGGCTCCGGATCACACATATTTATATTCACCCCACATTTGTGCCATTTTTGAAGATCCCCACCAAAACCACAACCCACATCCAAGATATGCTGTCCCTTCTGTGCAACAGACTGGATCAACAACCTCTTAGCCTCGTTGTGATTTTTTCGGATCACTTCCATAGTCCATACTTTTATCACCCTTTTAAATCACTTAGGATTGCATTTGCCAACTGTCGTTGCCCAATCTTGAATCGACCAGCGTACATGTAATTTTTCCTAAACTCCTGACTATTGAAAAGCCGAACAATTTCATTCAAATCTACTTCCACGTGTGGCACAAGACACAAAAGCTTACCACCGAAGTACCTAACCGTACCCTCAAATGCAACCCTTTCATCCCTCGTGAGATTTTTCACATATATACATGGGTTATCTCCCTTTTCTTCAATCATCCTAATGTTCCTCGGCGCACCCCACTCGAACCAGTTCGTCTCGTTAAACTTTTTGATTTTTCGATTCATCAGGTGTGTTTTATTTTTCAAGAGGTGTTCATCAATCTGTGTCTGACCTGTCGGAAAAGTATCTGCAAAAATGAATTTTTCCACTTTTTCTTCATCTACGAGGATATCCATATTCCCAAAGGGAACTTTATACACTTCATCTTTTCCAGAAACAAGACCAACATACACATTGAACACGTTCGACACGACATCACCACACATATGTTCATCACTAAATGTCACGATACCATCGATTGTATTGCAAAATTTCAAAGTGTCATTTACATCTACCTTCTGTGTGAATACCCCCTTTCTGTACCTAAAAACTACCACATCCACACTCGCCGAATCGAACAGTTTCTCATCGTGTGGAAACAAAAAATGTGTAAATGACCCATGTTCAACCATTTCAGATATGATCTTCGAAGCACTCGTCAATTTAATGAAGTCCGATGGAACGATAAATATTAATTCTCCATCATCATCCAAAAGTTCGTAGCACCTTTTGATAAATTGAAGATACAGATTTCCATTTGACTTCTTAACATATGGTGGATTCCCAATAATAGTCTTAAACTTTTCATCGTGGAAGGGGTACTTCATAAAATCACCATATAGGATTTCTTGGTTTTCATTTAAATCCAGACATGGTTTAATTGTTGAATCAATTTCAAAACATTTCATGGGGTATTTGTCGTCATGTTCTTTGAATTTTTTAAGAAGATGCCCAGCCCCAAAGGACGGCTCGAGAAGGGGGGCACCCAGGTGCTCCACATTGTCAAACACATACTGTTGAAGTCCTTCATTAATTGTAAAGAATTGTCCCAGTTCCTTGCTCATTAGCTTTTAAAGTTTCATAAACTTTAAGCGGCTCCGCCCACTTTCTCATGAGCTCGACCATCTTACATTCCATGAGATCTCGATACTCCTGATTTGTTCTCTCGACGTGTCCGTTTGGCCATGTAATCTGAAGTCCATTCGATGGATTAACCTTGATGTGTTGTTCTGGAATTTGATCAAAGTTACCAACCCAAACACGTTGCGAATTTTTCGCAACGATCATCAACCCATATTTTTTCAATTCACGATCGGCGGGTGTATTGATCAAAGTCTTAGCAATCTCTACGTTGTTTGTACATGTAGGGTCGTTAAATACATACTTGACAAAGTGTGCCGACCCGACCAGATTATTCGCTTGGGTGGGTCGATCTTCCACAACTTTGATGTTGATTGGTAAATCACCCATCCAAATATCACCAAGGTCTCGTGATCTCCCTTTTATAAACACACCCGGATGTCTTTGAATTAGATGGTCAGATATAATTTCTTCATCCTTCACACTATTCCGCCGACCATCAACATCCCCCGAGTTGAAAGTAAATATGTGAGAAGATAGACTCTTCTGTAAGAGTGAATATATAGTCTTCGTGTCATGTGTAATCAACAGTAACTCTAGATATGTGTATCTGGTCATTTAGTTTATAGTAATTCACAGTTTTAAGTAACTTACTTAGGGGCTTAAAGTTTTAACACCCATTAAATGTATAATGTCTCTTGAAACAGATTACACCACCGTTCCCGGTCAGATCTTCGCGTGCCTCTCGATCATTGGCCCCGAGGCCCCCCAAAGGAATGACAAGTTTGGTATCAAGATTCGTGGTGCGTTTTCTACGCGCGATGAGGCTGCCAATCACGCCAAGCGTCTTCAGAAGGAGGATCCAACCTTTGACATCTATGTGGTTGATATGTACAAGTGGCTCCTAATTCCCCCAGATCCCACCAAGATTGAGGACGTCCATTACACCAACGAGAAGCTCGAAGAAATCATGTCTGGTTACAAGGAGAATCAGGCACAGGCTGCTCGCATGTTCCAGGAGCGCAAGTCGGCGATGACAGCGGGTACCAATCACTACGTCGCTGGGGATGAAAACTCAAAGTTTTACACCAAGCCCGATGAAGCCCCTATCTCCCACCCAGCAGAGGTTTTGGAGCGTCTCAAGAAGGAAAAGCCGGATGCCCAGATGGAGGATCTCGTCAAGGAGGCTGACACCATCGTCGCCAACGAGATTGAGGAACGACGCAAGCAACGAGAGGCGGAGGCTGAAGCTTCCACAGACGGAAAGCTCGAGGAAGTTAAGGAGGAGGGTGAGCCCGAGGTTTCATCCGCGTAAATAATATCATCATACAATAAACAAATGATCAAGATTATTGTTACGATAATTTTGGTAAGTGCTTTTTTTATTTTGTTTTATAATCCGACTATTGAATTACAAAACAAAACAGAAACAGAAACTGTTAGTACGAGTGCTGGATTTATAGAGGATACTGACGATGCGTTCATAAATCCCAGATATCCATTTCAACTTATAAAGTTAGATGCCACCGGGAAAATCAAACCCATCTATGGGGATATTGGTACATTTGTACCATACTCAAGTGTACCTGAGGATCACTGGCTGCATGGTTTTCCCCATGAAAAAGCCTAAAAGGAAGACCGCAAAAGCTATGATCCATGTAGATTTCTCTACATTTTCAAATAAATCAAACTTTTTTTCGGGTGGCGGGGACATCATTGGTGGCTGCATAGGATACTCCATAAAATATGGTTGCTCATCCTGTACAGGCTCTTCATTTTTTTCGTTATTTAAAGGATCCATAGTTGGATTGTACTCGATGGGATTGCCTATATCAGTTTCCATTTTCTAATATAGCCCCTGTTTTTTTTAAGCATCTTCTGACTCACTCTCGTCATCCACGATGAAACCTTTTAAATTTCCATCTTCATCCGCGTCACTGTCATCATCCGAATCACTTTCATCAGAATAACACTCCTCCTCTGTGTCGATGTCTGAATCAAAATCGGTGTCGTGATCATCTGGTGAGAAATCATCTACAAGATCCTTTTCTGTGGGTTTAAATAATTCTGGTTTCTTCGTCTTTCTTCCTGAGCGTCTGGGAATCATTAGAACATTATAGGCATTACTGTTTAAGTATCTTTATAACATTATGGGTTAAACGGTGTGTTCTGGTTGTATTTTTTTTACATACGAGGCACAACTGCTTAATCTCGCTACACTTTTTTATCTCGTACGACATGACAGCATTTTCGTGCATTCCACCAATCATTTCACAGTATCTGGAATTTGTCAAT